GCGGACGGCATGAGCATCACGCTGCTCAGCGGTGACTGCCGCACCGTGCTGCCAACGCTCGCCGCCAACAGCGTGCATACATGCGTCACTTCTCCCCCCTACTACGCATTGCGCAGCTATCTCGACGCCACGCATCCCGATAAGCACCGCGAGATAGGATCGGAGAACACGCCGGACGAATACCTCGCCACGATGGTCGCGGTATTTCGCGAGGTGCGCCGGGTGCTGCGGCCCGATGGCACGCTGTGGCTCAACATCGGGGATAGCTATGCTAGTGCGCCGGTCGGCTCGTTCAATGGCGGCGGCTTCAAGGATAAGAGCGCGCAGACTGGCGGGCGCGATATGTCGGGCGTCGCCACAAGCGGAATCATCGACAAGGTAAAGGCATCCGGCCTCAAGCCCAAAGACCTGCTGATGATGCCCGCACGGCTGGCGCTGGCGTTGCAGGCGGACGGCTGGTGGGTGCGCAGTGACATCATTTGGTCGAAGCCCAACCCGATGCCGGAGAGCTGCCGAGACAGACCAACGTCGGCGCATGAGCATGTCTTCCTGCTGACGAAGCGTGCGACCTACTTCTACGACGCGGAGGCGCTGCGGGAGCCGCATACACGGCTTTGGGATGAGGGCAACGGCGGCAATCTCAAGGTCGGTGGTGTGCGACCTGTCGGTGAGGGTGAAGCTCACGCACATGGCGGCGGATATCCGCTGCCGAACCCCGCCGGCCGCAACTGCCGCAACGTGTGGTCAATCGCCACGCACGCCTTCAGCGCCGCGCACTTTGCCACGTTTCCCCCAGAGCTGGCCGAACGCTGCATCCGCGCCGGCACGTCGGAGCGCGGCTGCTGCGCGGCCTGCGGGGCACCGTGGCGGCGGGAGGTGGAGCGGACGCCAGTTGGCGACTGGCGCTCGTCTGACCGTTTAGCGGACCTCCACGACGGCGCCAAGGGTGGTCCTGGTGGCGTGATGACAGGATGGAAGCCAGCCACCACCACCGGCTGGGCGCCGTCATGTTCCTGCGCTGCCCCAACGCAGCCGTGCACGGTGCTCGATCCGTTCGCCGGCGCTGGCACCACGCTGCTCGTTGCCGACCGCCTGCAGCGCAACGCCATTGGGATCGAGTTGTCGCCCGATTACACGCGCTTGGCGATGGACCGCTGCCGCGCTGATGCGCCGCTGTTCGTCCCCACGCCGGAGCCGCAGCCGGTGCCAGGCTTTGCCCAGGCCGACCTATTCGCGGAGGCAGCGGATTGACCGACGAGCCACAACCAATGTCCGGCGCGCAGTTCCGCCGCCAGGTCGGCGCCGATCCGGCAAAGTGGGCAGCCCAGTTCCTCGCAGCCTACGCCACGGCCGAGGGCGTGCGCACCGACGCCGACCGCCTCGCGTTCGTCACCGACTGGTTCCGTGATGCGATGAACGCTGCAGCCCGCGATGCCATGGGCCTCGCCGTGCAGGCGTTGCGCAATCCGCCCGATGATCCAGACGACAGCCGCGAACCTGGGATGCGAGCATGAGCGACAACGGCCACGAGCCATACGCCTACAACCCGTTCGTCTCCGACATGACCGCACGCCAGCAGCACCAGCAATGGACCGAGGCTGAACTCGACATCCTCCGGGCACGCGGCAAGCCACCACTGGCCACGCGAACGCCTGGGTTGGACTCTACTGACGCCCTGCTCGAGGCGGTGCGGCATATGACGCTGCAGGTCACCGCACTGCGCACGCTCATCACCGCACTGCGCGAGCACATGGGCGACAAGCCCAGCGTCGTGGCGTTTCCTGGCAATGCGCTGCGCCACAGCCGGTGAGCGATTGGCCTTCTATGACCGGGAACATAACCCACGCCAAGCTCGATGCGCTGATCTGCGAGGTGGCCGAGCTACGTGCGATGGTAGCCGAATTGCGGCAGGGTATCCAGGAACACCGTGAAATAGAGGCCAAGAGACAGGCCTCCCTGGACGAAATGAACAAGTGGCTGTGGCCTGCCACTGCGCCACAGCCGGTGACGTGAACGCCGCCAACTGGTTCGGCGTCCGCTGCCTGCTGCATCGTTGCCCGTTTCGCCCCGACAGCCTCGGCGCCTACTGCACGCTCGGCAGCTGTAACCGACGAATAACCATCCACCACTCGCAGATCGGCTACTGGCAGACGCTGTCGAGCTACAACCCAGGGCCTGGGGATCTGGCCACCCCGATGCCGCAGCACACGATCGACGAACTGGTGGCGTCGCTGCCGATCAAGCCAACCAACGCACAGAATACACAGGAGTAATCAATGCCCCTCGCATACATCCACATGATCGGCGGAGCGACTGATCCAGGCTTCGGTGGCGGAATGCCCGCCGGGCCGGGCATCGACAACAGCCTCCCGCCCGGCGTGCCGCCCATAGGCTCCACACTGCCCGAACCACCGCCGGGGATTTGGCCTCCTCCGTCGTTCGGCCATCCGATCGTGCCGGCGCCCCCTGGCGTGCCGCCTGGGACTATCTGGCCGTCACCGGGTCGCCCGCCGCACGTCTCTGGCCAGCCGTTGCCGCCACATCCCTCACAGGGCCTGCCAGGCGCGCCGCCGCATCCGTCAGGCCAGCCTGTGCCGCCGCCCACCGGTGGGACGCCCAGCCAGCCGATCGCCACGCCACCACCAAAGCCCGATCAGGGGCTGCCATCCAAGGTGTTTTGGATGTTGGCCTATTGTCCGAGCCTCGGTTGGAATTTTGTGGCGGTCGACCCGTCGCTGACGCCCGACAACTCGCTACCGGCCACCCCGCCGCCGACCGCTGGCACGCCGCTGCCACCTACGCCCGCACCAAAGCCGGCGTGACGTGGCGTTCGTCACCCTTAGTCCGGAGATGTTCATGGGGACAGTGGTCGATAACGGCCACTGTATGCGTCACGTCCAGGTCGTCGCTGACGTGACGCATTCCTCGACCCTGCGCCGTGGAGTCCATGTGCGGGGCGCCGGGTGCCCGCCCGGCACCGTGATCGGCACGTTTGATGAGGACGGCACCTACGGCAACCACACCGACGGCCGCTCGCACGTCGCCATCTTCCTGGCAGAGACCGACGAGGGGTTGCTCGTGGTCGACCAATGGGTCGGCCAGCCGGTGCATGAGCGCTTGATTTACTTCCGCGACGGCGAGGGCAGCGCGGTGAACGATGCGTCCCGTTACCACGTCGTAGAGAGCGCTACCGCATGAATGCGCCCTCCATTCGACATGCTCCGTGCGGCGTTCTTTCTGCTGGCGACAGTTATCCTCGCGCAGTTGGTCTCTATCCTGGGCGGCGCGGCTACCTGCTACTTCCTGTTTATCACCGGCAAGGCTGAGCCGGGCGCCTGCTCCAGCTTTCTCGGACAAGCACGCGAGATGTGGGCTGAGGTGCTCGCTGCCATCTTGGCACTGCTGCTGGCCGCACGCACACCACCCAAAGAATGAACCATGAGCGGCACGAACTCACTGTTCCAGAGCAACCCCTTCGGCAACTGGCAAGGGCAGCCGCAGAACGCGCTGGCGCCGGTCAACGACGCCTCGGCGGTAAACTCCATCTACAACGTCAACACGGCGTCGCCCCAAGGAACGTTCTATGGCGAGAACGGCTACCAGTATCCCACAACAGTCCAGCCGCAGGCAGCCGCTCCAGCAGCGCCACAGGCCGCAGCAGCGCCACCGCAGGCACCGACCTACACGTCACCCTATCCCGCATCACCGGCATACAACGCCGCATACAACACGCAGATGGGCCTCAACCAGAACGTCTACGGCACCACCGACACCACGAAGCTCGGCATGCTCGGAGCAGCTGGGTTCCCGCTATACACAGATCCAAGACTTCTGCAGGACCGGCTCGCGCAGACCTATCAGGCCGGCGGTCCCGACGCCCAGGCGGCACTCGACGAACTGCGGAGGCTGTGGGCACCGACGAGTGGCGGCGGCGGTGGCGGTGCAGGCGACCTCAGCGGCGGCGGCTCCGGTGGCCAAGGCCAAGACGCCAGCGGGCAATGGTAATGAGCGCATCCGTCTCCATCACCAAGGCCAACGTCCGCATTCCTCACCCGGAGGATTACGGCAAGCACGCCGACGGCGTCACCATCGATGCCTACTCCGGCGACGTCGACAAGCAGCACGAGCAGATGGTGCGCTGGTTCGAAGAGTCCGAAATGGCCCGCATGGATGAGATCGAACTCGCCCAGCGTGATCGCGAATACTATGACCACAATCAATGGACCAAGCCGGAGCTTGACGCCCTCAAGGCGCGCGGTCAGCCACCCATCGTCATCAACAAGATCCACGACAAGGTCTCGCTGCTCTGCGGCCTGGAACGGAAAGCGCGCACCAACCCCAAGGCATTCCCTCGCACGCCGAATGAGGACCAGCGCGCCGATGCGGCCACCCAGGCGCTGCGCTATATCTCCGACTTTAACAACTTCGACGTTATACGCAGCCAAGTGTTCGAGCACATCCTGGTCGAAGGCGCTGGCGGCGTAGAGCTGGGGCTGGAGGACGACGGCAAGGGCGGCGCTGACGTCATCTTCACCACAGTCCCGTGGGATCGTATCTGGTATGACCCGCACAGCCGCAGCTACGACTTCGCCGATGCGCGGTATTGCGGGCTGGTCATCTGGATGGACCGCGACCAGCTGGAGGACCTGTATCCGAACGCTACCGACGTCATCGAGACCACGTTCAGTAGCACGGTAGACTGGGCCTACAACGACCGGCCCGACAACGTGCTGTGGACCGACAACCGGCGCCAGCGCGTGCGGATTGCGCAGTGCCACTGGAGCGAACGCGGAACGTGGTGGACGGCGACGTTCAGCAAGCACGGTATGCTGACGGATATTCAGCCGTCTCCGTTTAAGGATCGTCGTGGCAAGAGCACCTGTGGGCTGATCCTGCAGTCGGCATATATCGACCGCGAGAACCGCCGTTACGGCATGGTGCGCGGGCTGATCTCGCTGCAGGACGAGATCAACAAACGCCGCAGCAAGGCGCTGCATCTGCTGAGCGTGCGCCAGGTCATTGCCGAGCAGGGCGCGGTCAAGGACGTGGACAAGGCGCGGCGCGAGGTGGCGCGGCCGGACGGCTACGTCGAGGTGACGCCGGGGATGCGCTTCGAGATCGAGCCAGGCGGGGACTTGGCGCAGGGCCAGTTCAACTTATTGACCCACGCTACGAATGAGATGCAATTGAGTGGCCCCAACGCGGCCATGAGCGGCACAGATAGCCGGGAACTCAGCGGCCGCGCGATACTCGCACAGCAGGCCGGCGGCGCTGTGCAGAACGAGCCGCTGGCGGACTCGCTAAGGATGTGGAGCAGGCGCGTCTACGAGGTCGCCTGG